AGATCGACGGCATCGACACGTCCGGAACGAATGGCTCTGGTGCCATCGTGCAGTCCGTCGGTTCGCAGAACGTGACGGGAAGCGCGACCGCCTCGGGCGTGACATTGGCGGCATTCGGCTCTGTGAACAATGGCGCGGTCTTTGCCACGGGCATCATGACCACGGGCGCCACGATCCGCACCTGTACGCCAGATACAGGCTGGACCGAAGTGCACGACTTCGGAACGACCTACGCCAGCGCTGCCGGCGCTGCGGCACTCGAGACCCAGTTCCGCGCCAGCAACGACACCTCCGCGACGGGGACCTGGAGCGCGGGAGGTTACATCGGTTCGATGGGTGTCGAAATAAAGGCCGCGGGCGCGGGCGGCAGCACAAGTGCTCAGGCGCGTAGGCGTCGGCAACGGACATTCGGAACAGGGCCCTATCTATGAGCTACATGCTGTTTCTGGGTGGCACGCGCCCCCTCAACTTCTTCATGACGGATTCGACGGATCACGTCACGGGCAAAACGGGCCTGACGCCTACGGTCACGATCCGAAAGGTAGGCGGATCGTTCGCTTCGCCGTCTGGGGCGGTCTCTGAGATCGCCAACGGCTGGTATACGGTTGCGGGCAACGCCACCGACTGCAACACCGCAGGCCCTCTGCTGCTGCATGCAACTGCCTCCGGCGCGGATCCTACCGATACGTATTACGATGTCGTCGCCTTCAATCCCGACGTTGCGTTCGCACCCAATGCGGTCGCAGGAGCGGCTGGAGGCCTATTCATTGCCGGGACCAACGCAGCCACAACCATCACGAGCTCAACTGGCTCGGCCCTGACCCTCTCGTCCACAGGATCCAACGGCAACGGCCTTACAGCGACGGGCAACGGCACAGGAGATGGCATCACCGCCACAGGCGGTGCTACGGGCCGAGGCCTGCACATGATCGGCGGCGCCACCTCTGGCGCGGGCATCCGCGCTGAAGGGACGGCCGGCAACTCCAATGCGATGGAACTCCTCGGTCAGGGATCGGCCAATGGTCTTGCGGCCACCGGCGGCGCCACGGGTGTCGGTATTTCGGCCGTGGGTGGCGCCACGTCCGGCAGCGCGATCAAAGCAACTGGTACGGCTGGAAATGCGATCGCACTCGAACTGGTGGGGCAGGGCTCGGCAGCAGGCTTCAAGACGACGGGTGGCGCAACCGGCAATGGCGCCACGTTTGCAGGTGGCGCCACGAGCGGCCACGGCTTGCAGGCGACGACTGTCGGCAGCAACGAGATCGACGCGGACATCACGGGCACGCTGAGCGCAGTTGCTACCGGTGTTCAGACCGCGATCGCCGGGAAGGTCTGGGATGAGGCGGTCAGCAGTCATGTCGCAGCAGGCTCATTCGGCGCAACCCACCAGACACCCAGCAGCGGCACGGCGCAGGCCGGCGCGGCTACGACCATCACGCTCGTCAGTGGCGCGAGCGCGGTCAACGACTTCTACAAGAACGACGGCCTCTACATCCTGTCTGGCACCGGTGCCGGTCAGTTCCGCTTCATCTCGGGATACGTCGGGGCAACCAAAGTTGCAACGGTTGCTACCTGGGCGACCAACCCCGACGCGACCAGCGTTTATGTGGTGCTGCCGTTCGGCGCCATCGCGGGTGCCACCGCCCCAACTGCTAGCGAGAACGCTATTGCGGTCTGGGAAGAGGCGCGCAGCAGCCATACGACGGCGGGAAGTTTCGGCCAGTACTTCCAGATGATCTTCCGCTCGGCAACCGCCCAGGCCGGTACGTCGAGCTCCATCACGCTCGATGCTTCGGCGTCGGCCACGAACGATCTCTACAAGTACTCGGTCATCTCCATCATCGGTGGCACGGGCGCGGGCCAGAGTCGCCAGGTGAGCGGCTACACTGGCTCGAGCAAAGTGGCAACGGTCGGCGTCAACTGGACGACGGCACCCTCCAGCGATTCGGTATTCATGATCACCCCGCTGGGAGTGGATGCGGCGACCATCGCGGCCATCGCCTCGGCAGTATGGGAAGAGACCCGTGCGGCCCATGCGACCGCAGGCACGATGGGCGAATACGTCACGGCCGATGCCCAGCGCATCAAGGGCGATGCGACGGCTGCGACGAACGCGAAGAACGCCTTTGACGGCGCGACAGGCTACGGCTTCACGAACAGCACCATGCCCATCGTCACGACGGTCAGCGGCAATGTAAACGGCTAGGTGGGTAGCGTCACCGGCGCGGTGGGCTCGGTCACGGGTGCAGTGGGCTCAGTTACCGGCGCGGTAGGGAGCGTGACCGCAGGGGTGACCGTCGCCACAAACGGCGACAAAACGGGCTATACCGTCTCGACGGTCAGCGACAAGACGGGCTATAGCCTTTCGACCGCCGGGATCGACGCGCTCTACACCCGCCAGCTCACGGAGAGCTACGCCGCAGATGGATCCGCTCCAACCGTCGCTCAGGCACTGATGCAGATCCAGCAGTACCTGCACGAGTTCGGAATCAGCGGCACAACTTACACGGTCAAGAAGCTCGATGCGACAACGACAGCTTTTACGCTGACCCTTAACAGTGCCTCGGCTCCTACTGCCAGCACGCGGGCGACCTGATGGCTATCGGGCACGTCGTCACTCGCGGGTTCGGTACCGGGACCTTCGATGGTGAGATTCGCCAGATCGTCCTGCGCGGGTTCTTTGACTCGACCCTGCCACCGATCCTCGTCGACCAGTTACCGAACATCGTCGTCAGGGCGAACACGGGCAGTTTCACCTTCCCCTTGGAGAGCTATTTCACCGGCGAGACGAGCTTCTCGGCCTCGGGCCTTGCCACCGGAATCACGCTCAACACGACAACTGGCGTGCTCACCGTGAACTCGGCCACCGCCTCGGGCACCACGAGCAATATTGTCGTGTCGGCAGTCAATGGCGCCGGCAGCACTGCCGGCAATGCCTTCAGCGTAAAGATTTCCACCGGAACGGCCGCTCCGCGATTCGGAATCGGCGGGGTCATGCGCGGCTTCAGAGTGAGGATTTGATATGGCACTGACTCTCGCAGTCGCAACTCAGGTTTCTGAGAACGTCATGCACTACAAGGACGGTACAGGAGTCTCCGACAACGACGTGATCGTTCAGACCGGGGATGTGAGCCGCTACAACCTGTTCATGCTCTCGAGCACCGCAGGGGCACTGGATGTGTTCGTGAGCCTGAATGGCACGGACTACACCACTGTCGCGCTATCACTGACAGACCTCGGTGCCACCACGTCGGATCCCGTCGCCGTCACCGCGGCTAATCGCATGTACGGCTTCGTGGGCAGCTTCGCGAAGATCCAGGTGATGCAGAACGGCGCCACTGCAGCGACGAAGGTCAACCTTCGCTGCATGAGCATGCAGGGGAACTGATGGCAAAGCCGAAGAGCAAGGGCGGTCGCCCATCGCTCTACAAACCCGAGTATGTCGTTCAGGCGAAGAAACTGTGCCTGCTTGGGGCGACAGATCGAGAACTAGCTGATTTCTTTAAGGTTAGCGAACAGACGCTTAATAGCTGGAAGACACAGCACACAGAGTTTCTTGAGTCCCTAAAGGTTGGCAAAGAGCAGGCTGACCAACGCGTTGAGCGTTCGCTGTATCAGAGGGCGCTCGGTTATTCGCATCCTGACGTGCATGTGAGCAACTTTCAGGGGCTGGTTACTCTGACCCCGATCATCAAGCACTACCCGCCTGAAACGACGGCGGGAATCTTCTGGCTGAAGAACCGCAGGCCGGAGGAATGGCGCGACCGCATCGAGCATGTTGGCAAGGACGGCGGTCCGATCGAAACCAAGGACGTCTCCGAGAACGAAACCGCGCGCCGCATCGCGTTCATTCTCGCGCAGGGCATGCAGATAGCAGAGGGGAAGCCAAATTGAATGTTTCAGCGTACGACGAATTTCTGATGCGGAAGAAGCGCTGAGGCGCACATTCGCGCAACGTTGTAACAAACATCGCCGAGCGGATAGAAACGTTCGGTTCGTTTAAGGCCACGCACCCGGCCGATAGGGTGTTCAGCAGCGGATCACGGAAGTCCGCACAAGCAGACGAAAGTCACAAGCAGATTCACTTTCTGAGGATTCACCATGACTCGTATCGTTACCTCTCTCCACGGCCAGAAGGTTGGCCTCACGCAGAACGGACGCTTGATGGTCCCGGCGGGCTTCATCTCGGGCGAGCATGGCTCGCAGATGGCGATGCCAAGTCCTGACCGCGTGTCCTTCTTCAAGGACTTCGACGGTGCCGCGCAGGTCTACAGCACGACCGTGGTTGACGGTCTGCGCTCACGTAAGGGCACGACGAATGCTGTCGACTGGACGGTAACGGCGGCAGCCGGCGGTTCTGTGGTCGGCACGATCGGCGATACCACCGCCTCGATGGCGGTCTCGGGCGTGCAGCTCGATACGGGCCTCAACTGGAAAGCCAATCAGGGCGAGCTTGTGTTTCAGGCTCGGGTGAAGATGTCGACCATCGCAACGATCGCGGTGTACATCGGCTTCACCGATCAGGTTGCAGCGCTGGAGATGCCCATTCAGTCGGCGGCCGGCGCGCACACGATCACGACGAACGCCACGGATGCAGTGGGCTTCCTCTTTGATACCAGCGACACGAGTACCGACCAGTGGCTTGCCGTGGGTGTTGCGAACGACACCGATGCAACAGTGCAGTCTGGGTTGGGCATCAGCAGCGCCGCGATCCTCCCAGTGGCAGACACCTATGCGGTGTTCCGTATCGAGGTGGCGACCGACGGCTCGGCGGTATTTTATTACAACGGAGTTCAGGTGGGCTCGAAGATGACGGGTGCTGTCACGTCGACGGTGGCTCTGACGCCTGTGGTCGCAGGGTTCAACCGCACAACCTCGGGCACACCGACCCTGTCCGTGGACTACTTGCACGTGTCTGGCCTGCGCGTCTGATGCAGCTGGCTGAGGTCCTGAAAGCCCTCCAGGCATTGCCGGAGGGCGCGCGGGATCAGGTGAAGCGTGAGGCGCTGGCGGCGACGAAGCACATGAAATTCGTGCCGCTGCCGGGGCCACAAACCGCAGGCTACCTCAGCAAAGCGGATGTGCTGCTGTACGGCGGGGAGGCTGGTGGCGGCAAAAGCGGCCTCTTGATCGGGCTCGCACAGGAGCACGAAAGCTCGATTATCTTCCGCCGGGAGGCCTCGCAGACAGACGGTCTGGAGCGCTTCGGCAAGGAGACATACGGCAAGGAAGGCTTCAACGGACAGGACCTCGAGTGGTCGTGGTCCGATGGTCGCAGCCTGAAGCTCACTGGAATGAAGGAGCCGGACAGCTGGCTCAAGCATGCAGGTCGCGCGCGCGATTACATGGGCTACGACGAGGCGGGCGAGTTCCAGGTGCAGCAGATCGCCTCACTGCTCGCGTGGAACCGCGGACGACCCGGT